TCTATAAATCTTATAGCGACTTTTATTCAAACGGACATTTGCCGATTTGTAAAACCTGTTTCAATTCGCTATTCAAGGTTTATTTAGAAAAATATAAGAGCAGTAAAATGGCTATTCAAAGAATGTGTATGGCTTTTGACTTGTATTTTGACGAGAAATTGTTTGACCAATGTGACACCAATGACGAAACCGTTGTTGGCGTTTATATGAGAAAACTCAATTTGAATCAAAATAAAGACAAGACATTTGAAACCACGATAGACAAAGGGTTCGGTTGGTTATCAGGAGACCGCAAACCGGTAGTCGAAAAGAAAGTCGTTACTGCTGACGAGTATGGTAATGAGGAAGAAGCCGAAGAAATCAACCCAGAAGATGTTGAGAAATGGGGCGCAGGATTAACAAAAACCGACTATGAAAACCTCAATAACCATTACAAATTCTTAAAGAGCGCAAATCCTCATTGCGACAGTAACCAGGAAATCTTCATCAATGACCTTTGTTACGCTAAAATGCAACAGTTAAGGTGTGTTCGAGAGGGAGATTTGGATAACTTCAAGAAAATGGGAGAGTATTACAACTCAACATTCTCGAAGTCAGGATTGAAAGTTGCCGCAGATGAGAGTGCAAATAGCGATGATTGCCTTGGTGTTTGGAACGCAAGAATTTCTCAATATACTCCGGAGGAGTATTACAAGAGTAAAGAACTTTATAGAGACCACGACAACCTTGGTGATTATGTAGCACGATTTATGTTGAGACCGCTCCGCAATTTAATGCACGGTACAACAGACCGTGATACAGAATTCTATGTAAAAGATGGCGGTGACGAAGATGAGTTTATTGACGACACCGACTAAACACTATAAAAGCCGACACGCAGACGATAGACAAAAGGAATTATACACGAAGTTCCCGACAAACAGTTTCTTGGGAAACGAAAAGAATGTAGACCACGTTCTTCGTTGGAATACTTTTTTCAGAAGAAATCTTCATAGGCTTGCGATAGATTATTTGGGCATTAACCTACACCCATATCAAGCGTTTATCCTCTATATGATGGGTATTTGTCCTTTCGTTGTAATTATCGCTTGTCGTGCTGCGGCAAAATCATTTATTATCGCTTTATATGCGTGTTGCAGATGCATCGCCTATCCACACTCGAAGATAGTGCTTTCTTCTGCTACAAAAGGACAATCAAAACTGATTATCTCGGAAAAGATACGAAACGAGTTAATGAATATGTCTCCTGTCCTACGAAAAGAAATATCGAGGATAAAAGATAACCAAAACGAAGTTATCGTGTACTTCCGAAGTGGCAGCACAATAGTCGTTGTTCCCGCCAGCGAAAATGGTCGTGGACACCGTTCTAATGTTGTTGTTCGTGAGGAATTTAGACAGATTGAGAAGAACGTTGATGACAGTATTCTCTCTCCTTTCCAAACGATTAGACAGCCACCTTATATAATCGACCCCTATTACGCAAAAGTAAAGGAATTACAAGAAGAACCTGTTGACATTTACATCAGTTCGAGTTGGCTTGACCCTCACTGGATGTGGCAGATTGTTGACAACGCCTACGATAGTATGCTTAAAGACCCGAACTCTGCTTGTTTACTTGCATTTGACGAGAGTATAACTCTTAAACACAATATCAGAACACAAAAGCAGATGCAAAAGGAAAAGAAAAAGCAAGACCCTATCACATGGCAATTAGAGTTCTTGAATTTAAGATTAAAAGAAAACCAATCGGCTTTCTTTACATATGCAATGTTATTGCAGAATCAGCAGATAAAACGTCCATTTTATCCGAGAAGTACCATTGATGTTCTCTCTAACAAGAAGAACCCCTATGATATTCCTAAACAGAATAAGGAAATTAGAGTGGTATCTTGTGATATGGCGTTTATCGAAAACAAGAAAAACGACAACTCAATCTTTACTTGTATGAGATTGTTGCCGGACTGTATCACCTATAACCAAGGCGGAGTAACTATGTCTAATGGTTATCGTAGGCTTGTGCCTTATATTGAATCCGTCCAAGGTGGAGATACCGTTAAACAGGCTATTAGAATTCGTCAGTTGTTTGACGATTTTAATGCAGACTTTATTGTACTCGACTTACGAAACGCAGGTAGAAATGCCGTGCAGAGCAGAAATGCTTTGTATAATAAATGCGGTAAAAACTGGAACGCTGAAACGCCAACCAGACCGGAAGTATATATTCAAAAATATATACACGGGCAACGCATAGATTTTGAACCTACATTATGTAGAATATAATAAATCCACGAGACCGCATTACCTAAAATTTAATAAAGAGATTTGTTGGATAGACACCAACCACTTTTTATTCAATGAGAAGCAAGTCAATTTGCTTCTCATTTTATATTGAATAAAAGGAAGTGAATTTTATGTTAATAACACAAAAAGTTGTAATGAGATGGAATTCCAAAAACAAAGCAAGGTTTGAATCTCTCGGATATGTATTTACAAAAATGAGAGATGAGTTTTTGGTAGATGTATCTCATTTAAGCGATAGTAGCGATGCTATTGTAGAAGTGAAATGTGATTATTGCAACACGGTTATACCTAAACCTTGGTATAGACATCTAAAAGAAAATGAGCAATCTGAAATCAAAAAGGACTGTTGTAATAATTGTAAAAAGATTAAAATTCAAGAGACTTCGTTGAGCAAATACGGAGTCAAGAGTGTGTTTTCTCATCAATCAACAAAGGAGAAAATCGCACAAACAAATATTGAAAAATTCGGAGTTGAAAATCCTTTTCAATCAAAAGAAATACAAGAACGCATTTATGATACTAATATGAAAAAGTACGGAACGAAAGTAGCCGCACAATCAAAAGCCATTCAAAGCAAAATATCTTCCACTTGTATGGATAGATATGGTGTTCCGTATTACATATGCACACAAGTATTTTCGGGAGATAAAAACCCAAGATGGAAAGGCGGAGTTAAATATCATCGTCAAGAGCGTTCAACAACCGAATATATAAATTGGAGAAAAAGTGTTTATGAGAGAGATAAATACACTTGCCAATGTTGTCTAAACAAAAGTAGAAAAGGAAATCCAGTTGTATTGATAGCACATCATATAAAGAATTGGAAAGATAATGTCGATGATAGATATGATGTGGAAAATGGAATAACTTTGTGTGAAGATTGCCATATCGAATTCCACAAACAATATGGAAGAACCAATAATAACAAATCTCAAATTGAACAATTTTTATTAAATCACGGTAAAAAGGTATGCTGAACTAATGGGAAATGAAACCATTAGAGATATTGGATAAAAAGCCAATATGATAACAAATTGATTGCCGTTTACGATATGTTAGCACGAGAAATATATGATGACGAGCGGAATATTTACTACGCTCCATTAACCTGTATGAATGACGAAAACATAGCAAATCGTATTAAAGTTGAGGGCGCAAATCCTTGTATTTTCGTTATCAACGCTTCGCAGAAACTTAATAGTGATATTGCTATCGAGTTTAGAAGAACATTAAACGAAAAACGAATTGAGTTGCTTATCAACTATGAGACAGCACGAGAAGAAACGCTTCCAAAAATCAAGGAGTATATGACCACTCCTGATGCGGAAGTACAAGCATTCTTTGAAGCACCATTCTTCGAGACACAGGCTTTGATTAGTGAGACTACGAGCCTTGTTTACGAGAAGAAACCTGATACTGGTGTTATCGTTATTCACGAGCAAGGCGGAAACAGAAAAGACCGCTATACAAGTTGCTCTTACGCTAACTACTTTGCATCCTTGTATGAACGAGAAAATGTCGGTCAGGGCGAGGATTATGAATATGGAACATTTATAAATTAAGCAAGAAAGGAGGACGAAGATGGCTGAAAACAAAAATACGCATTCACAACCCAAGAAGAAAAATGGCGGAAACCAAACCGCTCCCAAGGTTGTAGAAACAAACGCCTCTCAAAATGTTTCAAACGAGTTTGCCTCTTATGAAAGTAGAGTAAATAACTCGGTATATTATTTTGGATTAAACATTTTTGATTTATATACTGCCGACCAATTAGCCGCACTCGTAAGAGACCCTATGGCTAATAATAAGATTTTAAGAGAAATTTCGCTTATTCTTTATGGCACGAGCGGTATTTATACAAACACGGTTGACTATATGACCGCTATGCCTACTCTTTACAATGTCATTATTCCGCACGGAAAGAACAAGGTCAAGAGAAAGCAAAACAAGGAACTTATGGCTTCTACTTTGAGAACCATTAAGGATAAAGAAGTTGTTCGTGATGCTCTGTGGCGTGGTATGACTGAAGGTGTGGCTTTCTATTACTTTGAGACCACCGGCAATCAACCCGATATGCAGAAGATGCTCACTGACTATGATATTAACAATATCATTGAAATCAATGAACTCGGAGTAAATGCGAGTATCATTTCTCTCCCCTCTGATTATACAGAGATTATCGGAAGGAAGAATAGTTCTTATGTAATCGCATTTAACTTGGATTATTTCACAGAGGCTCGTGGCGAAAGCACCGAGAAGAAGTTAAGAAAATTCCCCAAGGAAATCAGAGACGCTTACCAAGCAAGACGAGCAAAGAAAGGGTTTACTGGCGGTAATTGGGTCGTATTGGATAACAATAAAACCATTGTACATAAAATCCGTAGTTCGTTAAGCGAGAAATACGGCAGACCTCTTGTTCTTGCCGCAATTAGAGACATTCTCTACGAGGATTATTTTACCTCTACAAAGCGAAATGTCTTAAACGAGATAAACAATAAGGTAATCTATCAAACGTTCCCCGAAGGGCAAAATAAAGGCTCTTGCGCCCTTACAAAAGCACAGCAAGAGAACCAGCATAAGACAGTT